CCGCCGCTTGGTTTGCGGGAAGAGCGCATGAGCAACTTCAGCCGCCGCAAGCTGCTGATTGCCAGCACCTGCAACATCAAGGGCCAGAGCATCATCGAAGCCGAATACCTGGCCAGCGACCAGCGCCGGTACCACGTGCCGTGCCCGCACTGCGGGGAACAGCAGGTGTTGCTGTGGGGCGCCAGTGAGGAATGGGGCATCAAATGGCTGAAGACCGCCAGCGGCGACCCGCGCCCGGAAACCGCGGTGTACGTGTGCCGCCACTGTGGCGCGGCCATTGAAGAGCACCACAAGGAAGGCATGCTGCGCGGCGGCGTGTGGATCCCGGGTGCACCAGGCGCTGGCCAGGGCAAGCGCGCCGGGTTCTGGCTCAACAAGCTGTACAGCCCGCTGGGCTGGAAGAGCTGGGCTGACCTGGTGGACGAGTGGGTCAAGGCGCAGGAAGCGAAGCGCACCGGCAACAGCGCACCGCTGAAGAAGTTCCTGAACAGCTCGCTGGCGGAGACCTGGGAAGAAAAGGGTAGCGGGGCAGACGGCAGTGCGCTGCGCGCCCGCGCCGAGGAATACCCCACCGGCATCGTGCCGCGCGGCGGGCTCATGCTGACCATGGGCGTGGACACGCAGCCCGACCGCCTGGAGGCGCGGGTATGGGCGTTCGGGCGTGGCGAGGAATCCTGGCTGGTGGAGCGGCACGTGATCTACGGCGACCCGAACCTGGACGAAGGCACCGAGGGCAGCCCGTGGACCCGGCTCACTGAGATCCGCACCACCGCGCTCGAGCACGCGTGCGGCAGCCGCATGCTGATCGAGGCTACAGCCATCGACTCCGGTGGCCACAACACCCACGCGGTGTACGCCTACTGCCGCGCCCACTCCCACGCCCGGGTGCTGGCCGTGAAAGGTGCCAGCCAGTACGGGCGCCCGGTGATCGGCAAGCCCACGATGGTTGACGTGAGCTGGCGGGGCGCGAGCCTGAAGCAGGGCGTGAAGCTGTGGCCCATTGGCACCGACACCGCCAAGCACCTGCTGTATGGGCGCATGCGCATCACGAAGGTGGGGCCGGGTTACGTGCACGTGCCCAAGGCGCTGGCCGCCACCGACGAATTTGAGCAGATGACGGCCGCCAGGCTGATGCCTGTTGTGGTGCAGGGCAAGGCCAGCATGCGTTGGATTACCCCAGCTGGCCACCGGGAAGAGGGCGGCGACGGCATGGTCTACGCCTACGCCGCCGCGTGCCACCTCGGCATTCAGACCTTCCGCGAAGTGAGCTGGGAGCGGCGCGAACAGAAGTACCAGCCTGTGGTGGACCTGTTCACGCAGCGTGCCGCCAGCGAAGAGACGACCGCCGCCCCTCCGGCAAAACAACTCCAACAAAACCCAAGGACACAGAGCCATGCAGCCGACGACGGATGGAGCTTCGAGCGCCGTGATTGAGATCGAGGAACCCCGCCTGGAAGGCGACAGCGCCAGCCTGCGGCATGACGTGTACTGCATCCTGGTGGAGTGCGCGCGCGATCGTAGCCTGCAGGTGTTCAGGGATGATCTTCCGCGCGAGAAGGTCGGCGCGCTTGCGTCGGTGGTGGCGAGGCGCTTGGCCCCGCGCATTGGTGGACGCTACGTGCCAAAGCGGGACTCAAGGGAGGTGCGGGACGCCGCTGTTTGGCAGGCATTCACCGGCCGGAACCACCAGGACGTGATGCGGCAGTTCAACATCAGCCGCCGGCTTTTGTACTCGATCCTGGCCAGACGCAGACGTGTTCCGGGGTGATGTGCAAATAGTGCAGGATTTTTAAGATTTTGCACAAGGTCATCGGCACCATGCCCGCATGGCCTTCACACCAGAGAATCTCGCCGCTGTCGACGCGGCCATTGCCAGCGGTGAGCTGACCGTTCGTGGTGCTGACGGTCGGATGATCACCTACCGCAGCATGGATGAACTCAAGTCGGCACGTGCGCTGATCCAGGCCGACATCGCATCGCAATCCGGCTCTGCTGCCCAGCGGGCGTACCCACGCCACCAGTTGGCTGACTTCTCGGACTGAGGCGCTGCAGCATGGCAAAGAGCCCACCGAAGTTCAACCTGGCCGACCGTGTGGTGTCATGGTTTTCGCCGGCTGCCGCCGTGCGCCGCGCCCACGCCCGCACCGTGCTGTCCTATTACGAGGCAGCCAAGCCAGACCGCCTGCACAAGAACCGCCGCGCCACTGGAAGCGCCAACGACGACATCTTGCGCGCCGGTGTCAACCTGCGCCAGATTGCCCGCCACCTGGAGCAAAACTACGACCTGGCGCGAGGGGTGCTAAACGCCCTGGTGGTCAACACCGTGGGTCCTCAAGGCATTGGTGTGGAGCCGCAGCCGCGCAATGCAGACGGCAGCATCAACGACGACCTGGCGCGTCAGATCCTGAACCTGCGCAAGGATTGGGTGCGCTTTCCCGAGGTGACCCGCCAGCACGACTGGCCGAGCACCGAGCGGCTTCTGGCCCGTTCGTGGTTCCGCGATGGTGAGGTTCTTGCGCAAATGCTGTATGGCCTGATCCCGACGCTAGACCACAAGTCAAGGGTGCCATTCAGCATCGAGATGCTGGAGGCGGACTTTGTGCCGCAAGACAAGAACAGCACCAGCCCGGCCACCATCGTGCAAGGTGTGGAGATCAACGCCTGGGGAGCGCCGGTGGCGTACCACGTCTACAAGCAGGACCCGCTCAGCAGCGGCTCCCTGGCTGGCGGATCGGCCACCAAGCGCCTTTCTGCTGATCGAATGCTGCACCTGAAGGCGGCCGACCGCATTCGTCAGGTGCGTGGTGTGTCGGTGTTCGCATCGGTCCTCAATCGCTTTGACGATCTGAAGGACTACGAAGAGAGCGAGCGCATCGCCGCCAAGATCGCTGCCAGCATGGCGGCCTACATCAAGAAGGGCGCCGCCGACCAGTACAACCCCGATCTGGCCGCAGAGGGGCAGCGCAGCATGAAGTTCCGGCCGGGCATGGTCTTTGATGACCTGCAGCCCGGCGAAGAGATCGGGATGATTGACACCAATCGGCCCAACCCCAACCTGGAAACCTACCGCAACGGCCAGATGAAGGCGATTGCCGCTGGCACGGGTCCGACGTTTTCCAGCATCTCCCGCACCTACACCGGCACATACAGCTCACAGCGTCAGGAGCTGGTGGAAGGGTATGCGGCCTACGCCACGCTCAGTGCCGAGTTCATCAGCCGCGTGTCTCGGCCCGTCTATGAGCAGTTCATCGCGGTGGCGGTGGCCAGTGGTGCGCTGAAGGTGCCGGCCGGCGTGGACATGACGACCCTGGCAGATGCCACGTTCATGCCGCCGGCCATGCCATGGATTGACCCGCGCAAGGAGGCCGAGGCCTGGGCCATGCTGGAAGACCGCTGTTATGCATCGGGCCCAGAAATCATTCGCAAGCGCGGTGGCAACCCGCTGGATGTGCTTGAGCAGCAAGGCCGGTGGCGGCGCGAGAAAGAGGCGGAGGGTGTGCCAATCAATGCCGCCACCGAGGCGCCGCCTGCGGTGGTGCGCACCGAGCCGGAGGACGCTTGATGCAGCGCTTCAAGTTGTGCAGGAATTTTGAGATTTTGCACAAGGACCCCGGCACATTCATGGACAAAGGACAAGCAAATGCCTGACGCACAAAACAGTGGGCAGCCCGCCCACAAGTGGTACGAGATCAAGTCGCTGGCCACCCAGGTGGACAGCGACTCCAGGTCTGTGGAGATCCTGGTGTATGGCGACATCGGAAGCCGCTGGGATGAATACGGCGTGACCGCCATTGACCTGGTGCGCGAGCTGGCCTCGCTGGATGTGGACTCGATCAACCTGCGCATCAACAGCTACGGTGGCAGCGTGCCAGATGGTCTGGCCATCTACAACGCCCTGCGCCGGCACAAGGCCACCGTCAACGTGTTTGTGGACGGCGTGGCCATCAGTTGCGCAAGCTACATCGCCATGGCCGGCGACACCGTGACCATGGCGAAGAACGCCCAGATGATGATCCACGCGCCGTGGACCTGGAGCGACGGCAACGCCAAGCAGCTCAGAGACGCTGCCGATGTGCTGGACAACTACGCCAAGGCCATGGCATCGGCCTATGCCGACAAATCTGGCAAGACCTATGACGAGGCACTGGCCATCCTGACTGACGGGAAAGACCACTGGTTCCTGGCCGATGAGGCTGTGGCCGAGGGCTTTGCCGATCAGGTCGGGGAAGAGATGGAGGTGGCCGCATCGCTGGTGCGCAGCTTCGATCTTTCCCGATTCAAGGCCCAGCAGCAGCCGGCGCCAGCCGCCCAGGCGCTGCTCCCTGTTTCTCAACCTGCGGCAGCCGCCGCACCAACCCTGGAGGCTTCCATGCCCGAACCCGTAGTCTCGGCGGCTCAACCCGCTGCCCCGTTTGCCCGCACCAAGGTCGACAACGACCAGGTGCTGGCCATGTTCAAACCCTTTGCATCGCGCCCCGAAGTGGCCGCGCTGCAGACCGAGGTGCTGGCCGATCCGTCCCTGACCATCGAAGCCATCCAGGCCAAGCTGCTGGCCAAGATGGGTGAAGGCCAGGCGCCAGCCAACCCGCAAGGCGCCCACCCGCAGATCAGCACCGTGGCTGACGAGGCAGACAAGAAGCGCGACGCCGCTGTCAGCGCGCTGCTGGTGCGTGCTGGCGTCCAGGTGGATGCATCTGTGCGCGCGTCCATGGGTGGCAACCCGTTCCGTGGCCACACGCTGCTGGATATGGCCCGCGCCAGCCTGTCGCGTGCCGGTGTTCGCACCGACGGCATGAACAAGATGGACCTGGTGGCTGCAGCCTTCACCCAGGGCACCAGCGATTTCCCGGTGCTTCTTGAAAACGCCATGCACAAGGCCCTGCAGGCGGCCTACGCCACGCAGGCCCTGACATGGAGCCGCTTCTGTGCCACCGGCAGCGTCAGCGACTTCCGCGCCCACAACCGCTACCGCCTGGGCAGCTTCGGTTCGCTGGATGCCGTCAACGAGCTTGGCGAGTTCATCAACAAGACGATCCCCGATGGCGAGAAGGGCTCCATCCAGGCCAGCACCAAGGGCAACATCATCAACCTCAGCCGAGAGGCCATCATCAACGATGACCTTGGTGCCTTCGTCGGGCTGTCCGCCATGCTGGGCCGCGCCGCCGCCCGCACGGTTGAGGCTGATGTCTACACCCTTCTGGCCCTCAACGCAGGCCTTGGACCGGTCATGGGGGACGGCAAGACCCTGTTCCACGCCGACCACAAGAACCTGACCACCACCGCTCTCATCTCGATGGCGGCCCTTGACCTGGATCGCGTGGCCATGGCGTCCCAGACGGACGTGTCCGGCAACGACTACCTTGACCTGCGCCCCGCTGTCCTGGTGGTACCGATTGGCCTGGGTGGCACGGCCCGAAGCATCAACGAGGCCCAGTATGACCCCGACACCGCCAACAAGCTGCAGAAGCCCAACGTGGTCAATGGCTTGTTCCGCGACATCGTGGACACACCTCGCATCACCGGAACCCGCCGCTACCTGTTTGCCGATGCCGCCGAAGCTCCTGTGATCGAGGTGGCTTTCCTGGACGGCCAGCAGGAGCCCTACCTGGAGCGCCAGGAAGGCTTCGATGTGGATGGCTCTCGCTTCAAGGTCCGCCTGGACTACGGTGTCGGCGCTGTCGACTTCCGTGGCGCCGTGACCAACGCCGGTGCTGCACCGGGCTGATCCATCGGCCCCCAGCAGGCCCGGCTGCTGCCGGGCTTGCGCAAGCCAACCACAAACCCACCCGTTCATTTTTTAGGAGTCAGTTATGACCACCACGTACAAGCAGGAAGGCAAGGTGCTGCAGTACACCGCCGCCGCCGACATCACTGCCGGCACCGTGCTCAAGATCGGCAACATCCTGGGCGTGGCCCTGACGGATATTGCCAACGGTGCCACCGGCCCCGTTGCCACCGAGGGCGTGTTCAGTGCGCCGAAGGTGGCGGCCGCCGTCATCGCAAAGGGAGAGTCCCTGGTGTGGGATGTGTCCGCATCCAGTGGCGCTGGTGCGTTTGACGGCAACGCCGCCACCCCCGCCACCGGTGACGTGTCTGGCGCCGCTGCCTTTGCCTGGGAAGGCGCAGCTGCAACCACAACCACGCTGCTGGTGAAGTTCACCGGCGTGCCTGGCACGGTGACCTGATACACGCCCGGGGCACGCTGAAATGTCTGGCTCGTTCGCCGCCATCGAAGCCCGCATGACGCGGGCGGTGATTGACCGCTTATCCAACGCCGTGGCCACGCTGCCCGGCGGTGCGGTGGTGTCGGTCATCTTTGATGCGGCGTTCTCCGCCCCGTTCGGCCAGGCCGTTGAGACGACCCAGCCCGTGTTCGTGGCCCGCACCGAGGACGTGAGTGCTCTGGTTCAGGGTGACGACGTGGTGCTGGCGTCGGTGACCTACACGGTCGAGCGTGTCGAGCCCGATGGCACAGGCATGAGCCGCGTGACGCTTTACAAGGCCTGACGCCATGTTGCTGCTGTTGCCCCACCTCAAGACCCGGCTGCAGGCTTTGCCTGCGCTGACGGGTTGGGCGGTGCGCACGTCGACCGAGAGCGTGGAGCGCAAGCTGGTGCCCGCGGTGGATCTGCGGGTGTCTGGTGCGCAGGTGTCTGACCGCAAGACGGGCGCCGCGCTGGTGACGCCGGCCATCGGTCTGACGCTGGTGGTGCGCAAGGGTGAGCAGGCGGCGGCGCAACTGGATGCGGCGTTTGCGGCGGTGGTGGGCAGCCTGTTGAACTGGTCGATCGGCCAGGTGGGCGGGCGCCAGTGGGAGCCTGTGTCTTTGGCGCAGGTCAATGAGCCGCTGCTGGCGGATGAGGGCCTGGTGGCCATGGAGCTGGTGTTTGTGACTTCGGCGAAGTACGACGGCCAGCCCTGACTTTGAACAACTGAACCAAAACGGAGAGTTCCTGATGGGTATCCAGCACATCACCAACGAGTACGCGATTCCGCGTGGTCGTGTGTACTTTGAC